GGGATAACCTTGATGATAGAGGCGATTTCGAGGAAGGTAGATCAGGTGTTTCTTCAGGATTTGCTGGTGGAGGAAATGTCTCAACTATGGACATCCCAGAAATTAATGTTCAGTTAAGAAGTGAAACTGTAACTGCGAAAACTCGTAAGTTAAAGGCTCAATGGACACCAGAATTCGCTCAGGATTTAAATGCTTACCACAGTATTGATGCTGAAGCTGAATTAACGTCTATTCTTTCTGAATATATTTCAATGGAAATTGATCTTGAAGTACTTGATTTACTTATCAGAAATGCTGATACTACTAACCACTGGAGTGCCCAAGTTGGTAAAGAAGTAGATGACTCTGGCTCAACTACTTCCGCAAGCGATCAGTACTATACTAAGATGTCTTGGTTCCAGACTTTAGGTGTTAAACTTCAATCTGTTAGCAACACAATCCACCAGAAAACTCTTCGTGGTGGTGCTAACTTCCTTGTTGTTTCACCAAAAATTAGCACAATCCTTGAATCAATTCCTGGATTCGCTGCTGATTCTCCTGGCGATCAAAACAAGTACGCTATGGGTGTTCAGAAAATCGGTGCTATCAACTCTAGATACACGGTTTACAAGAACCCATACATTACTGAAAATGTAATCTTAATGGGTTATAAGGGTAACCAGTTCCTTGAAACAGGTGCTGTATTTGCTCCGTATATTCCGTTAATTATGACTCCTCTTGTGTACGATCCGGTATCCTTCACTCCAAGAAAGGGTATCATGACTCGTTACGCTAAGAAGATGGTAAGACCTGACTTCTACGGTAAGGTATTCTGCCACGATTTACAAAACGTGTAATAGGAGTTATTATTCTTTTTAAGAAAGGGCCGCGTAAGCGGCCCTTTTTTATATTTATTAATAGAAACCTTAAAAAATCATTTTAACTATGGCCCAAAAAACCCAAACACAATTAAGTGATGACCTTAATGCGGGAGTTGAATCACCCCGAAATATAATAAGAAGTTTAGTAGATAGTACTATAACTAAGCAAGATTTAAATTTTGTAGATAATCCTAATTTTAAGTTAAATACCTCTTTATGTTTACCTGAGTGTTTAACTTTAGGATTAAATCCAACCTGGATTCAAAACTTTGGAGGTGCTACACTAGCAGCTGGAGACCATACAACTGACATTCATATGTTAGATGTATTAACACCAACAAATACATTATTTAAAATGTCTTTAGCTTTAGGTAGACTAGCAAGACAAGGAACCGCTGTAACTGCTGCTCAAGCTGAACAAATATTTGGTTTAACATCCGTTAATGGTAAACTCCTTGACATGACAGATATTGCAACTGGTACAACTGAATTTATTCCCCCAGCAAAATCTGTAATAACTGTATCTGGCCGCACAGCAGCAAACGTAGCATTAACCGGCCAGGGTGATTTAGCATCAGATCAAGACATGGCATTAATTTTATTTAATGATTATGTTATTGAAAACGGTCACAATTTAGATGTTGAAACCCATGCAAATAATGAACACTTAGCGGCAGCATGTGAGTTTATTGTATCAGGTAATAATACAAATGTATTTGATAGACAAGGAGCTACAACAGACGGTCACCAAAACATTATTTTAACCGCTACTGGTGATACTACAATTCTTCCTGGATCATTTATTTATTTAAACCCAGGTGCAGATACAGATGAACTAACTATTAAAGGTTGTTTAAGAACAACTGGAGGTACAATCGCAGTAACATACGCAGCGTAATAACTAAATTACATATACTTTTAGAAAGAGCCGCGCAAGCGGCTCTTTTTTTTATATTTATAACTGACAAACGTTTTTAATCCATTCATAATGGCTAAACAAAATATTGAAAAAACCCCACCTAAGGGTAATATTAGGTTCTCAATATCTTTATCAGAAGAACAAAAAGCTGCTAAAACTGAAATTTTAAAGCACCCATTTAATTTTGTAGTTGGTAAAGCAGGTAGTGGTAAAACATTATTAGCAGTACAAGTAGCTTTAGATCAAGTATTTAAAAGACAATTTAATAAAATTATTATTACTAGGCCTACTATTTCAACTGAAGATAATGGATTCCTTCCAGGGTCCGAACGTGAAAAAATGGAACCATGGTTAGTACCTATTCGTTCTAATATGCGTAAGGTTTATAATAAACCTGATATTTTAGAAAAAATGGAAAAAGAAGAAAAAATTGAGTTAGTATCATTAGCTCATTTTAGAGGCAGAACATTTGATAATGCTGTAGTAATAGTAGATGAATATCAAAATTTAACTAAATCTCAATTAGCAATGTGTATTGGTAGATTAGGTAAAGATAGTAAAATGATATTCTGTGGTGATTCTTACCAGATAGATTTAAGAGACAAACAACATTCTGCTTACCATGATATGGCTAAACTCGCAAATTCTGATTTTGTATTTAAAACAGTATTAACAGATTCCCATAGACATGCCGCAATAGATAATCTTTTAGAGTTGTTAAATGGATATCACTGATATTTATAATAAAATACTCTTATGGCAGCTGGAAAATATAACTTTGTAATAGAACAAGGATCAACAGTAGATTTTGAAATAGCATATACTGACTCCAATAATAATAAAATAGATTTAACTGATTATAGAGGCAGAATGCAAATTAGGGATAAATTCCCGGGACCCCAAAATATAAATAATTCTACCCTTATTATTACTTTATCTTCTAGTTTAGAAGATGATGGTACTGGATTAAATTTTAGTGGATCAAGTGATATTAACCCCCCTACTTCTGGTACCATTGGAGTATTTATAGATGCTGAACGTACAGCTGCTTTTAATTTTAATAAAGCAATATATGATTTAGAAATTGTATCTGGTAGTATTGTTACCCGATTAATAGAAGGAAATGTTACACTAACTAAAGAAGTAACTATAGCACCTTAATATGGCTAATAAAATTACTATTTCAAATACCGATAATAAGGTTACTATAACTTCACAGGTAAATAATAGTATTAATACTACTACTAATAGTACACTAGTAACGGTAACTCAAGGTTCTTCACGTGTTATAACGGTTAATACCCCGGGCCCTAAAGGAGACCCTGGTGCTAGCGGTGGTCTTATAGGTCCTGATATTTTAATTAGAAATATAAGCGCCTCAGGTGATATAAGTGCTTCAGGAAATATAATAGCAGAAACATTATTTTCTGATAATGTAGGGGGAAATCTTATAAAAAAACAAGCCACCCCTACATCTAACACTTTTGCTTCTTGGGTTGATTCTTCTATAGTTAAAAGTTATTCAGACTTTCAAGCTAACGATAGTAATATATCGTATAAACCTCAAGGATATGGCCCCCAATATAGTTTATTTGAAGCAAATTCCCAAAATCGATTTGTACAATTAGGTACTATAGATACAGGTCTTACTGAATTTAAAGTAGACGATTCTAATGTAAACATGACCATGAAGTTTACAGCAGATGAAATTACACATACTTTTGATAAAAAAGGTATAGAAGTACAAGGAAGTATAACAGCATCAGGTATTATAAGCGCAAGTCAAGGATTAGTTATACCTTCATTAGATATAGGAGGTTTAACTTCTTTAGGACACGATCACAAAGTAGTAATAGCTAGTAATGATAGAGGTAGGTTATCTATATTAGATGGATTTACTTTTAATATTACTGATAGTAGATTAGTAAGTCCTTCTGCTTCATTCTCGTTTATTAATGGAACAAGTGCAAGTATTAGTGATATATTCGCTACTAACATTAATCCAGATGGTACTACTCTAAACATTGGATCTACAAGCAATCCAGGTATTTTACATATACAAGGAGATACAGAAGCTGGAGCTGGTGCAGGTAGCCCTCATTTGAAACTTGAAGGTGATTGGCACCCTGTTGCTGAATTAGATATAACACTAAGTCAATATGGAGCCGAATACGATTCTCATCTACATGAATTTAAATCAGATGGCACCGCTAGCGTATCAATAACAGGTACTGGAGGAGTTCAAGTAAATAATGCTCTCAGTATTGAAGCTGGAAGCAATAGAATAGTTAATTTAGGGGGTGGGCAGTTAGGGGATGGTTTTAGATTACGAACAGGTGAAAATTTACAAACTTTTAACCATACTAGCTTTGTATATGATTGGTTAGAATGGACGGGAACTGGTGCTGATCAAGGATATAAATTCCACACATACACTCATAAAAATCTTATAACATTAGATGGTGATACAGCTAATGTAGAAATAGGTAATAGTGATACTGGTAGTGTTAATTTTCTCAATGGTAGTATAACAGCTTCAGGTGATATAAGTGCAAGTGGAACTGGTTCGTTTGAACGAATAAAATTAAATTATGATACTATGCCCACTTCAGATCCTAATATAAAAGGTGTAGTTTATAGAAGTAGTAGTTTAGGATTAAATAATTTATTATTTATATCGGCAGGATAATAACTCTGTCTATATTTATAACCAAATACTGTATTTATGGCAACTATTACTATTTGGCCCGGGTCCTCATCATTTTCTAATACTACAAATCCTACACCATTTGGTTTTTATGATTCTGATTCAGAATTTCAAACCAATGCGGATAAAGTATCAACCTGGTGTGCTCAAAGATTAGGATACCCTATAGTAGATATAGAATTACAAGCTGTAAATTTCTACACAGCATTTGAAGAATCCATTACAACATATGCTCAATACCTTTATCAATACGAGATAATTGAAAATATGAGTACTTTAGATGGATCGCCCGCTGAAAATGATTTAAATAACCAATATATACAACCTAACTTAGGCAATTTAATATCTGTTGCAGAACAATATGGAACTGAAGCAGGTACAGGAGGTAACTTAGATTATAAAACAGGTAGTATAGATGTAGTTTCAGGACAACAAAGATATTCATTAACAGATCTATTTACAAATGTAAGTGAATCGGGTAATAATATTGAAATTAAAAAAATATATCATTATGCTCCAGCTGCTATAGTAAGGTATTTTGACCCATATGCTGGAACAGGTACAGGTATTCAATCATTAATGGAAACCTTTGGGTTTGGTAATTATTCACCTGGTGTAAACTTTATGTTAATGCCTACTTATTATGATGCTTTAAAAGTTCAAGCTATTGAACTTAATGATCAAATTAGAAAATCTGCTTATAGCTTTGAAGTAACTAATAATAATAATTTAAAATTATTCCCTATACCTAGAAGAGACGAAAAATTATTCTTTGATTATGTCGTTAAAGATGGTAGAAATAACCCAGTAAGAAACACTTCAACTAATTTAGTTACAGATGTTTCTAATGTACCTTATACAAATATTTCTTATGAAACTATAAATGCCCCAGGTAGACAATGGATTTTTAGATACACATTAGCTATTGCTAAAGAAATGTTAGCTAGTATAAGAGGTAAATATTCATCAATTCCTATTCCGGGTGCCGATGTTACTACTAATGCAGGTGAATTAAGAAGCGAAGCAGCTTCAGAAAAACAAGCACTTATAGAAGAATTAAAATTAATGCTTGAAGAATCCTCAAGAGCTAAATATACTGAAAGAGATGCTCAAATAGCACAAAACACACAAGATGTTATGTATAAAGTACCCTATCCAATATATATTTACTAATGGTTAAATTAAAAGACATATTAAACGAAATTATACAAATATATTCTGTAAGTGTAGTGATAGTATCCGATAATGATGCTAACTTTACTGATATTCTTGATGGGATGAGAGCTACTAGAAAAGTCACAATTATTAATGCTAACACTTCTGATGAAATAGAAGCAAAAAACAGAGCTAGAAATGATGGAAAAGAAATCCACACTGCTACTTTAAAGTTTGCAGCTGGAAAAGATCCTAAACAAGATTTAGAATTTTTAAAAACTACTATGTTAAGTAGTGATAAAGGTGATCCCGAAATGAGGATCAAAGGGTTACGTCATTTAATTTTTAAACCTGAAACTTTAACTAAAGTATAATGCCTTTATTTGGTGGTGCAAGAGATATATCCCTACTTAGAACTATGAATAGGGAATTAATTAATGATATTATCCAACAAGAAGTTGGGTTTTATAAATTTGTATTACCTGATTCTGATACAAACGTTTATGGAGAAGCTGAAAATAAAGTATATTATGAGCCTATGTTAGTTCCTTGTTTAATTGAAAGAGAAGACCAAGCATGGAACGAAACAGATTTTGGTCCAGATTCTACACAACAAATGACTTTTAGATTTTTAAGAGATGATTTAGTAGATAAAAATTTAGTTCCTGAAGTAGGTGATATAGTATTATATAATAATGATTATTTTGAATTTAATAGCTTAATCGAAAACCAATTCTTTACAGGAAAAAACCCAGACTACTCCATGAATAATGATACTGATGATTTTGGTGTTTCTATTTCTATAATATGCAAAGGAAGTAAATTAAGAGTAGAACAATTAAAAACAGTTCCTCTTAGAAGTAATATTTATCCTACGACCGAAAAGGTTGAACGGACTGATGCTAACCCACGAAATCAACTTTATAGCTAATGGCTAATAAAATAGCAAAAAAACCAAAAATCTCTAGGCAATATGAATTATCTCAACAAAAGATAATTGATAATGCTGTAGATCTAGGAGGCCTTCCAGATATTCCTGCTATTGATTTAGCACCTGATAATAGACCTAATATTAATAGAGCTAATATTATCAGTAAAGATGATTCTACTTCTAACAGTGGGTTTCATCTAGGTCTCCAAGATATTGATGAAGCAATATTTTATTATTTTGAAAATGTTATAAAACCTACTGTATTATCTAATGGAGATTTAGTAGATGTTCCTGTAATATATGGTTCAGGTGAAAGATGGAAATTAGCTCAAAAAGATGGTTTTTATAGAGATAAAAACCAAAAAATACAGACTCCTTTAGTAATGCTTAAAAGAGAGTCTATTGAAAAACGTAGAGATTTAGGTAATAAACTAGATGCTAATAATCCACAACTTTATATTACCCAACAAGAAAAATATACTAGAAAAAACCAGTATGATAGGTTTTCTTTATTAAATAATAGGATTCCTAAAAAAGAATTTAATGCCGTAGTAATCCCTGACTATATTAACTTAACTTATAGTGGTATTATATGGACTGATTATATTTCTCAACTAAATAAAATTATTGAAGCTATAAACTATTCTTCTGATGCTTATTGGGGGGATCCCGAAAGGTTTAAGTTTATGGCTATGATAGATTCATTTAACAATATAAATGAATTAAGTAGTGATGATGGAAGAATAGTAAGAGCTAACTTTACTTTAAAATTGCAAGGGTATGTAGTTCCTGATAATGTCCAGAAAAAACTAAAAGAACAAAACACTAGATACTTTAGTAAAGCCCAAATAGTATTAAACCAAGCTACCACAGTTATAGAAGAACCAAGTACTAGATCTAAAGTTTTAAGAGGAGCTCCAGTTAAAAGCACAGGTGGTTCTACTACAAATATAAATACTAATACTACTAATACAGGGATAGATGATGATTGGCAAATTATTGGTGAAGTTATAAAATCAAATAGAGATGTAGAAGTTACTGGTTATGTCCACTTAAACTTTGATAGAGACGCTAGTAATCCTAACATTAATTCAGATTTATTTTTAATACAAGACTCAGGCAATGATATTTTAAAAGTAAATAATGATGGAGTATTAGTTTTTAAAAATTTTAATAGCTTACCCGCTCCTGTAGCAGGAGGATTACTTATACAAAATAATGAACTTTATTTGGGAATTGATTAATATTTATATATAAAAATATGGCTTCGTTTAGTGACTTAAAAAACAAATTAAAAGGTAAAACAGTTTCACCTTCAACTCCTACTAGTGATGTCTCTTCTGACAATGCTCCTTCTAATTTTTTTGAATTAGAAGAATCTCGATATTTATTATCGTTAATTGCTAAATCAGATTTTAGTGGAAAAGATGTACAAATGGTATATAACATAGCTTATAAGCTACAAAAAGAAATACAAACTTATTTAGATAACGAAAATGGCTAAATTTAATGATCCTAAAACGGAGGCAGGTTATCTAGGAAATAATGCTAACCTTTCTGCTTCTTTTGCTGCTTCTAGTGACAATAGAATCGATGGTGTTTTATTTGAAACATCAAGCATAAGTAAAATTCCTGCTAGATTAGATAATGGTGATCAAGCTAAATTTGTAGATCTAACTAAAGTAGTTACGGGATCTGGAGGTGGGGTATTTAGAGAACCTTTATCTGGTTTAGTATATGTACCTTTTAGAAAAAAAGATATCCAAGATAGCCTTATAGGTGAAAATTCACATATTAAAAATAATTTTTTACCAGATTCATACCTTCAAATTAGTAAATCTTTTGCTAGCCGATTTAATAGTATAGGAGATAATACCATATTTAATTACCTAGTAGAAGAATTTTATACAGGTAGTGTAGAAGGATTTGTGGGTTCTGCTACTGCTTCTTTAAATACTTTTACCCCGGATGGGTTAACCTCTTCATTTAGTGGTATTGACCCAGCAACTGGTTATGATATGACCTTTGATTTTAGTAACTCAAATTTTGTTACTAATTTAGAACTAGCCTTTAACCCTGGGGGTGAAGCACACACCTTAAGAACAGCTACTTTTATTCCTAAATTCCAACATAAATTTACTAATAGAGCAGGTAATACTACAAATAGATGTTTAGTTACTAGTTCTTTAGCTTCAATTAATGGTATATTAGGAGTAGATACAAGCGCAACAGGATCACCTTCAGGTAGTATTTGTGGTATTGGTGGTAGTACCAGCGGTACCCAAGTAAATATTAATGGATCAGACACTGCTGCTGGTACTTATACTAGAAACCTTATAAAAGGTAGAGTTGGAGGAGATGGAGACTCAGGAAGCTTAGCTTCCACATATGATGATCTTTTACCACGTAGAGAATATATAATTTATCCTTTTGGAACTGTTGTAGCAAGCGGCTCATTTAGATATTATGCTGATACTCCTAATTCTGCTGCTACTTCCTCATCAGCCGCTAGAAGAGTAATAATAACAGAAACTACCTCTTCTTCAGATATTAGAACGTTATTCTACGCTGCAGGAGGAACTAATGGACCTAGTGGATCCCATACAGGAAGTAGATTTTTACATGGCCAAGATCATAAAACTTTAGGATCACCGGTACATGCTGATCCATTACTTCAATCTACAGCTTCTATAGGTTTTTACGCTCCTTTAGGTAGTACAATTAGTGATGGATGTTATGAAATAAACACTGCTAGCTTTGATAATGGTGGTAGTACTTTAACTCCAACCCTTATGATGGTCCCTAGAATTAAAAGCAAAGTAACAGTTTCAGGAACATAACTAATTTTTATAAATTTTTATATATTTATCATTGATACAAAATAAATAACACATGGCAAACTGGAAAAAAGTACTAGTATCCGGGTCTAATATAGATGTAAATTTAATATCAGGATCCCAATTACAATTAACAGGTATAGGTGGACTGCCTGCAAATATGGCAGCTACATCAACCGTTCTTACTGTTGACCATTCAGGAAGTGTTACCGCAATATCCCAAGGAAGTTTAGAAGGTGCTCAACAATTATTTGGTATCAAGGGTAGTAAAGTTGTTGGTGGTAACCATGGATTTGCTGTTATTGATACTGCTGGTACAATAGGAGATTCTGATAAGTTATTATTTACTACTTCTTCAGATCAGGGCTTTAATTTTTCAATTACCCCGGGTACTGATACTACTCATTCTATATCGTTTATTGCACCTCAAGCTTTAAAAATAACATCTGACGTTGTATTTAATACAGTTACAGTTGACGATAAATTAATCCACAATGGAGATTCAGATACTTCTATAGGATTTGACGGACAAAATTCATTTAGATTTGAGGCG